CGGGGTCGAGATTCGAGGGCAGAGCGCCCCCTTCGGCGATCCCGGCCCATGACCCTGGATTCTTGGTCATGATCGGGAGGATGAACTGCCCGCGTCCACCCATGGGTTTGCTCATCTTGCTGAACATGTTCCAGCAAACCACTTCCTGGTTCAGCAGGTAGAGGACCTGGTCGGTCCCATAGGTGTATTTCAGGGCATTGATGACATCACTTGTACTTGCCATAACGCATCTGTCTCCTCGTGTGAGCAGACGCGGCTATTCGTTCTGTCCGGGATTGAGCATGGGCCACAACTCGTTCGTGCGTTCCTGCGGAGTCTTGTAACCGCCCGTGGCACCGCTCGTCGGTGACATCTCGCCCCCCTTCGCGGGGAATGGCGACTGCCGTGCCTTGAGCGCCGTCTGACGGTCCATCTCCCGAAACGCCTTCCGCAACCCGTTGATCCGGTCTCCCGCCATGCCGGGGTACGCCTGGTTCAGGTCGGACCCTTCATGGGAATAATAAATATCCTTGAGGAGTTCGTTGATGACCTCCTCGTCGGGGAGCCCGTGTTCGTTACGGAGTTGTACGAAGCGTGCGTCGAGTTCCTTTTCGGCCTGTTTCCCCTGGTTCTGCCCCATCCAGTTCCGCAAGGCGGTGTAATCCTTGTTGAGCTGGGCGAGTGCCTGATCGCGCTGCCGAATCTGGTTCTGGAGGGGGTTGATGCCCTCCGTCACGAGCCGTTCGGCCAGTTGGGCGGCAGTGTTCCCATCGAGATAGGGCATCTGCCGAAGCTGATCCAGCATGGACGGTTGCTGTCCCTGTTGTCCCTGCTGGGTGCGCTGCTGCTGCTGGTACTGTTGCTGCTGCTGTGCGTAGCCCTGCTGCTGAATCTGCTGGGCATATTGCTGCAACTGTTGCTGCTGCTGGGCGCGTTGTCCGTCCCACTGTTTGCGTTCGTCTGCGAGTGCCTGGGTTTTCTTGGTATAGGCCGCTTGGACATCGGCGGGCCATGCACCACCCTCTGCCGCGTCTCCTCCTGTGTCAGGTACTCCTTCTGCGCCTCCACCGACCTCGTCGATGGGGACATCCCCCCCAAATTCATCTGCCATCTGACTCTCCGTCGAGTGGTCGCCGAGTGTCGCGTGGTGTGTTCGCCTGCCGGCGAATCCCGCACGACGTGCTCAGATCCCGTATTCGCCGCTGAGACCTGTTCTCAGGCAGTCGTGGAAGTATACGGACGTGTCAACGCCGCTGTCAAGCACGACGTGCCTCGCTCAAGGCAATCGCGATGCCTTGCGTGGGAGTGGTGACCCTGTCGCCGCTTGAGGAGCGCAAGGACCCCTTCTTGAATTCGCGCATCACGGTCGCCACCTTGCGGCGGTTCACCGGGCCTCCCGAGGTCGAGGGATGCGACCGTCGCTGCATTACTGGGGTCCCTGCGGTCCCGGTGGCTGGTTCTGCATCATGGCCTGGGCGAGGGCCTGGGGCGCCTGCGGGGCGATGGCGGCACTGGCCTGGAATTGCTGGAGCGCGGCGTCAATCGCGTCCGCAGCGGCCTTGGCGGCGGCTTGCTGGGCGGCCTGGGCCACGGCGCCCTGGATCTCGGCCTGCTGCATCCCGGATTCGCGGCGTTCGGACGCCTCGACCAGGATCGTCCGGCAGCGATTCCAGAATTGCAAGAAGCCCTGCTGGAGCGGGACCGACGCCGAGAGAAACTCGGTCGTCGCCATCTCGGACTCCAGTTCGTCCATGATCACGCGCAGATTCCAGAAGGGCATCGGCAAATGCTCGGGAATCTGCTGTCCCTGCCACAACCGCTCGACCAGCGACATGCCGAGCTTGCGGTAGGTCGATTCCTTGCTCTCGCGGCCCAGATCGCCCATCTCGAGGTCGGCGGCGATCTTTTCCTTGTCGATCTTGCCCGTCCGCTCGTCAATGTAGAGCACACTGAGCGGGGATTGCAGATGTTCGCGGATGCGTGCCTCCCGGAGGGCGCGGAACTCGGGAATCAGGCTCCCGCGCTCGACGGTGATCGAATAATCGGTCCCGGAGCGCAGAATGTCGGACGTTTGGAAGATGAACACCTCGTCGCGCATGGAGCGGTCGGTGTAATGCAGGGTGCGGAAGGGCGGATAGTATTCCTTCACCCGATTGACCCGCATCTCCTTGACATGCGACATCCGCTGGCCGATGTGCTGGTAGAGGTTGCCCCACTGGGAGTCGATCATCTCCTGGAGCATCGGGACGGCCATCGGGCCGCGCAACTGCCCCGGAAACTTCTGTTCCTGGAACAGATCCACGCCGCCGGCGATCTCGCGCATCAGTTTGAGCGTCAGATCGACCGATTGCATGAACCAGGCGGGCAGTTGGGGCGGATCGCGCCGCTGCACCATCTTGACGCCAGATTCGGAGAGCCCGTTTTCAATCGGCGCGGGGTAATCCGCCGGAATGTCCTCCCGCTTCAGGCTGGGACCGAGGAGTTCATCGCCGTAGATGGAGGCGTTCGCCTGCTCGCCGAGTTGCGAGAGGCGCTTGTTCAGGAATCGCTGCGGGGCGATGAGATCCGAGACGTAGTCGTTGTTCCAGAAGCTGGTCGTGGTCGGCGACCAGTGGAAATCCACCAGCGGGATGTCCTCGTAGGGATTGTCGCCGTGCCGGAGCACTTCCTCGTCCGGCACGAACGCGGTGTACTGCCCGCGTGGATGCTCCTCGCTCATCGGCTGGTAGCGTTCCACCACGACGCACAGATCCGGGTCCGTGTGATTGAGACTGCCCTGGACGCGGGGAATCAGATCCTGGAGCGCCACCGAGCCGGTCGGGTCGCCGAATTGCTGGAGATCGGTCGAGAGAATCCGCACCTCACGGGCGTCCTTCAGGTTATCGAGCGTCTCCTTGCTCACGTCGTAGTTGGCCTTGATCCAGCCGAGGGTGCGAATCTTGGAAATGTAGACGGCCTGATCCGGGGCCAGATCGCGGATGGACCGCACCGAGGCGTCCACGAAGACCTGGAGCGGGCTCAGGACCTCGCTGCCGACATCGCCGGCCAGGACCATGTCCTCGATAACGGTGAACTGCTCCTTCATCGCGCCCTGCGTGAGGCGCTGGAGACGTGCGGACTCGGGGATCTCCTCCTGGGTCGCCACGTCGGTCCACATCAGCTCGTTCGTCTCGGGATCGAACCGAGGGAGCGGTTCCATCGTGGCGTCCTTGACCCACGGGATGTACTCGAACGAGACGCCGCCAATCGCCATCCACCAGAGGAGTTCCCACGTCCGGGAGGGTTGATCGAGCTTCTCGTCCAGGGCACGGATGAGCTTGTTGACGACATCGGTCTTGGCGATGGACTTCGGGTCCTGCTTGTCGGATCGGGCCTTGAAGACCGGGGCGATACTGCTCAAGCGCCCCATCATCTTGTAGAGCATCTGGGCGGCGAGATTGAAGACCAGATGCAGCTTGTTGGGGTCACGGGCGCGGGTGAAGAGCGCCCGGTTGCGTGTGCCGACCCAGTGCTCGCCCGAGATGAAGGCGAGATTCACCAGGATACGCAGTTCCACCGACCCGGTGGTCCGAGCCTTCTGCGCCCGGAGACGGTTGTAGTCGGTGGTGAACTCGACGAGTCGTTCGGCATCACTCGGCATTAGCGCCCTCGTACCTGACCAGTCGGCACCGGACGGGCTCGACGGGCTCTCGTGCGTTGCTCGCGTCCCTCTCGTTGTTGCATCTCATTCCGATCTTGATCCCGTGTTCCTGCAATCGGACCCCCTGGCAGGGGTATCGCTGGACCCGGTGGGCGTGGAGAGGGTGTCTGTGGAGGACGTGGACCAGGAGGCCACATACCCCGTCCCTCGTCGGGATTATAGCCAGGGTCTCCCGGCATCCAGTCAATACGTACCCCATCCCCTGGTGGGGGCATCGGTCCTGGACCCGCGTCCGGCCCTGGTCGAGGTCCTGGGAACGGAGGTGGTGGTCCGGGACCCTCGTCTGGTCCTGGAGGCATTGGTCCGGGGAACTGTGGGGGTCCTGGTGGTCCTGGTCCATCTAGGGGAGGACCTGGTGGAAATATCTCTGGAGGCAGGACCCTCCGGGGATGGGGGACGTGGCAACGGTGCTTCGGGCCTATCTCCCGGACTCGGAAAATCTGGAATGGGGAACCCCGGTGCAATCGTGAGGTCTTCCGCCATCGGGGACGGTGTGGGTTCGCCCGGACCGCCGCCGAAGGGCGAGGGTGGTGGCGCTGGTCGTGCCTGCTCTGGACGCTGACTCGGCTGGGTCACCGAGGGGTCGCCAGCTAATTGTCCGGTCCGTCTCCCGGACTCGGCCAGAGAGGCCCCGCCGGGATGGTACTGGGCGGTCTGTCCGGGTCGTGGTCTGTCATCCCCATAGGGATTGGCGCGTCGTTGTGGCATGATCGTCTCCTACGGCATCGGACGCCGCTTCACCTGCGTCCCGTCGTACGATCCCGGCACGATGTCGCTGGGTTTCTTGCCAGGGGGCGGGGTGATCCCCAACTTCTTGTAGGTCGGCATTACTGGCTCGTCACGCTGCATCACGATCCGTTCAAGAAAGTCCACGCGGTTCCGCAGCGTCTGGATGTCCGCCGTCAGATGCGGCCACTGGAGCCACCGGTGCAGCCTGTTGCGTAGCCAGGGCATGGGCTTGGGTCTCCTCGAAGAGTTGTCCCAGCGAGCGGGTCGTCTGCTGCCCGTCCGGGGTGGTCTTGGTGAGCGAGAGAATCTGGAACAGAAACGCCATCTTCTGGTCCAGCATCAGCAAGCGAATCGCGACATCCTCATCCATCAGTTGGCTCCCAGGTGTTGATCGACGGCAGCACGACGGCGGCGCTTCCGCAACGGCGATCCCATCCACTGCACGCTCCC